GCGAGCAACGGCTCGACCTTGGCGGCCGAGTAGAGCTGGCCGAGCACGGTCACGCCCTCAACGGAGAGCGCGTCGTTCCCCAGATACTGCAGGAACTTCGACCCGTTCAGCCGCAGCTTGGCGATCAGGCACAGGGGTGAGTTGGGCGCCGACTCAGCGAACGCGGCGTCGGTGTGCAGCATCAAGTGCGCGGACGCCTCGTTGGTCTGGCGGTCCCAGGTGTAGGCACCGATGCGGATGTAGGAGCCCGTTGCTCCGTTGGGTAGGGCGATGCTCTTTTGTAGGGCCATGGTCAGTTGTGTTCGACGAACTCGAAGGAGAAACCCTGGACGCCGGCGGGAATGTTGGTGCCGTCGATCGTGCTCACGAACACGACGGCATTGGTGCTGCTGTTTCCGCCCGCGTCGTGCGCGTAATAAGCGACGAGGTTGTAGTTGGTGTAACAGTGGATGAACCCGGCGTCCGGCTTGGTGTTGAAGCCCCGGTTCGAAATGTCGATATTGAAGGTCTCGGTCGGAGATCCGCCCGTCAGGCTGTACCCAATTGTGCCGGGATAACGGGCCGCCACCTGGCGCACGGAGCTGGCCCCGGCGGCGCCGGTCTTCACGCCGCTGACGTTCACGTCGTTCGCGTTCTGGACGATCATGTTGCCCGACGGGACCGCAACGTAGGCGTTCATGTTGTACCCCGAATACACGTAGGCCGAGAGGGTGCCGGAGCGGTTCCGGGCCCGATACCAGAGGTACTGCGGAGTCAGGAGGCCGGTGTCGTATTGCAGCTTGCCGACGCCGGCGGGCACGAAAAAGCCCGCAAAGCTGGGCGCTGACGAGTTGCTGGTGTGAGTCGCAAATTCGTAGCCGACAACGTCCTTGTCGGCGCTGTCGGTGAAGGTGATCACCGACGAATACATGATCCCGCCGCTGACCACCCAGACCATCGGCTGGCAGGGGTAGGTCGAGCTCGGAGCGTGGGGCGTCACCGATGTCGGGTTCGTCGGCAGGCTGGTCTTGCCGCTGATCAGGCAGCTGCCGGTCGAGCAATAGGCCCCAAACACGCCCAGGACGTTCATGAACCGCATCCGGACGTCGACCGTCTGTCCGACCACGACGTCGGTGATGAAGTCCTCGGTCAGGTCGCCGCGCGGCTTGGTCCACTCCTTCCACGTGCCGGATCCGCTGTCCTTGTATTCGATGACGGCGAGCCCGCCGCTCTTGACGAACTGGTCGCTCGGCGCCGTCCAGGACACTTTGAGCCGCGGGACGACCGTGCCATCGTTCTGCTGCAGGAGGGTGGTGCCGTCCGACAGGAGCGTCAGGCCGGTCGGCGTCGGCACGATCGCCGGGTTGTAAAGGTTCGTGGTCGGGGCTTGCGGGAGCGTGATGTCCTCGGCCGCCCAGACCCAGACGTTGCTGTCGGTTTCCCGCTGCACCAAGTCGATGCCGAGCGATGGATTGCCCTCCGAATCGTCGTAGCTGGTGAACTGAAATTCCGTGACCTCAAACACCTTCGACGACCAGCCCATGCGGGTATTTGACTGCATGATGTTGTCGCCTGCCTGGACCTTGAGGGCGTGCAGCATGCAGGGGTTCTTCACGGTGATCTGGCGGCGGGACCGCTCGAGCGAGATCTTGGCCAGCCGCTGGGCCATCGATCCCGAGGTCGTGTAGGGCAGTTGCACGTCCAGCCAGCAGCGTTCGCCATCATCCTCGCCGAGGTATTGGTCGGCCTTGCCGGTGCCGCTGCCGGCGCCGGTCGCCGTGAAGCTGACGCCCACGGTGTTCGAGGCCGCTCCGATGGCCGTGAAGTTGGTCGTCCCGACCTCGAGGATGGTGTACCGCTTGCCCGTGACGAAGCTGCCGGCGGCGACCCGGCTGAACACCGGCGGGAAGTCATCGGCCTGCCAGTTGTTCGCCGGCGAGACGAACACGCCCTTGACGCCGTTCACGAGCTCGCGGCGGCTGAGCTTGGTCTGGATCGAGATCCCGCCTCGCAGCTCGCTCTCGGTGATTGTCACGGTCGGCGTCCGGTAGGCACCCGCCTGGATGAACCACTTGCCGCCGGCGAAGACGATGCGCCCAGCCATGGCCGAGAGCAGCGCCTCTAGGATGTTCCCGGGCTTTTCGGAGGTGTCGACCGTCCCGTTCACGGTGTAGCGGCTCTCGGTCAGGGCCGAGGCCACGGACACGGTGCCGGTGCCGGTGCCGGCCGCGGTGGCGACGAATGTCGTGCCAACCGTGTTGGCGGCCGCCCCGAACGAGGTGAAGTTGGTCGTCCCGAGCGTGGCGATCGTGTAGGTGGTGCCCGCCACCATGGAGGTTGCCGGCACGGTGGACAGCGTGACCGCCTCGTCGCAAACGTTGGCCGCGGCTTGGATTTCGGTCAGGTCGACGTCGGCGGCCAGCGCCCCGAGACCGAACTTCGTGTCGGTCATGTAGTCGTAGATGCAGAGGGCGGCATTCGTGCTGTAGCCCGTCGTGGCGGAGCGCGGGTCGTAGACCTTGCGGCCCTTCACCACGGCCGCGAAGTTCGGCATCCCGGTGGAGAAGAGGGTGGCGTCGAACTTGCAGCGCACGTAGAGGTAGGCGATGCTGGACAGCGTATGGGCCGAGGTCCACGCCCCGGCAGATTCCGAGACGAGGTCGGAATCCGCTGCGTCGCCGGCCGTGCCGAGGTGCTTTTTCACCCGCACGAAGCCGGCATATTTCCCGGTCGCGTTGCCGGAGCCATCGAGTGGGACCACCTCGTCGTTGAGGTAGATGTCGCCGATCTCCTGCACTTCGTGGGTGGCGAGCAGGATCACCAGGTGCACGTATTCGTTGCTCGAGCCGCTGGCCGCGATGTAGGCGAGCGGGCCCGACAGCTTGACCTGACCATAGACAATCCGCCTGGCGGCCGCGGCCTGCCGCACCATCTGGGTCCGGTTGGCGGCGTCATTGATGAAACTCGGGTTCTTCTGGTTGTTCCGCAGGACGAGCGAGGCGCCGTAGTAGATGGCGGCGCTCACCGCCACATAGACGACGGCGTAGACCACCGCGGCGTAGGCCCCGCTGGCGGCAAATGCGCTCACAACCCAGGCTGCGACGGTGGCCGGCATCAGGTGGTCCTCCAGGCGCGCCGGCACTCTCCGGCCGCGACAAAGGCGAGCCCCTCGGGCCCGACAAAGGCCACGCGGGAGCCGACGCAGATCCCCAGGGTGGGGCCATGCTCGGGCGTGTCGCGAAGCACGACATCGCCGCGCTGCGCAAAGGCTGGATTCGGCCATTCCGTGAAGCCGTGGGCCGCGCATCGGGCTGCGGCGATGCCCTCGACGCCGTCGAGTTTCTCCAAGAGCCGGCCGGCGCCGAGCTCCGTGGAATACTTGCCCCGCAAGTCCTCGGCCGGGTCGATGCCGGTCAGCTCGAGGATGACGTCACAGGCGAAGAGGCAGCAGTCGTTTGCGCCCCATTCAAACGGCCGCGCGCGCCGGGCCTCGATCAGCTCGTTCAATTTCTCGGGCCAGTTGTGAATGCGACGGGTCATCCGTATTGGTCAGACGGGTTTGGGTTGGTGGGCGTCCATTCGCCGGCGCCGGCCGCGGTATTGGTGCCCGATCCCCACACGACCTGCTTGTCCTGCAGGCTGACGACGTATTCGAGGCCACGGTCGGTGGGGTATTCGATCTTCTGGTCCTGGTCGGTGTACCGGCGCTCGCGTGAGCGGTTGAGGTCGATCAGCCGATTTTCGGCAGTCAGCGTGATGCTGCCGGTGCTCCCGTCGTCGCTGATCGTCATCGTGTCCATCCGGCCGCCGAAGATGAGATACGGGTCGGCGATGATGGCGTTCGACGAGTCCAGCGCGGCGAGCCAGAGCTTTGCCGATCGGCCCTGGTAGTTCTCGGTCAGGGCGGAGGCAAGGAGCGCCGAAGGGATGCCGTTGAGCGTGAATGCCGTGCCCTGCGCGGAGCCGTCGACCACTTCCTTGAAGGGTTGCACCCGGCCGAAGTTGCCGGCGCCGAGGTAGGTGTCGCCGGCCCACACGATCGACCCGATCCCGCTCCACATCCGCACGACGCCGGTGTCGAACGACAGAGCCAGAAGGAGAATCGGCTTCACGACCCGGGCCGTGACCGCCGTGGAGAGGCCGGACGTCAGGCCGCGACTCACGGGACCTCCTCCATCGCGGAGAAGGCGACGCCGTAGATCCGCATGTTGTCGATGTCCCAGGGCGTCTCGGCCTTCGGCAGGCGCCAAAGGCCCACGGCGTTGCTGTAGACGATGGCGGTGCCGCCGGCATACGCGGACCGGAGCGCGGGAAACACCTCGACGGACGTGCCGCTGTTCACCTGCACGACCTTGTAGAGGTTCGTCCCGATCTGGATCCAGTCACCCAGCGCGAGGGATCCAGAGTGTCCGGTCAGGAGCAGCGTGGTCCCGCGGGCCGTCTGGGTGCCGTTGCAGGTCGGTGAACCGCTGATGGTGCCGCGGGAAGTGGCGCCGGCGGCGATCCCCATGGTGAAGGTCCCTTCGCCGTTGTTTGACGCGAGCAGGAAGGCAAGGACCTGCTCCGCCTCGGCCCGTTTGAGGGGAGGGAGGGTGACCTCGATCATCCAGCACTGGCCCTGGTTCACCTGAACCTGCGGCTGGAAGGTGAAGGGAGACTGGGCCTTCGCGATCGAGGTCTTGGCCGTGATCGAGATCTTGGCGACCTTGAGGGCTGCGGGCGGAGTGAGGGGAAAAGAAATCGCCATGGGTCAGGTGAAGGCTTTGCGGTAGCCGCCGCCGCGCTGGACGGCGTCGGCGACCGCCGCCTGGGCGGTCTTGATGATCCCGGGAATGACGCTGGCCAGCTCCTGCCGCGTGACGCCGCTGCCGATGTGGTTGGTGACGTTCACGAGCACGTCGCCTTTCTTCTGGCCTTCGGCCATGGACCGCGAAATCCCCGCGGGGATGATCGTGCCGCCGGTGCCCGAACGGAAGAACTCCTCGCCCGACTCGTTGACCCGGTAGGTGACGCCAGCCTCGACGTCGCCGCCGAGCGCCTTGGTGGCGCTGCCGTAACTCGAGAGCGCACTGCCGAGCGAACCCCAGAACCCGGTGCTCCCGATCGCATCCCCGAGCCCGTTGAGCAGCGGCTTGATGACCTCGATCTGGATCGCGATGCGGAGGAGCTCGCGGATGATCGTGTCGGCGAGGTTGCGCCAGGCGTCGCTGGAGCCCGAGGCCGCATCGATGAAGGCGTTCGTGATGTTGTCGGCCGTGTTGCCGACGATCCGGTCGATCTCGTAGGAGTTCTTCTCGATCACCTTGAGCTCCTCGGCCGAGGCATCGCCGATGTCCTTGATCGCGCCGTAGTCCGGGCCCTTGCCCTTCACGCGGGCCAGCGTGACCTCGTCCATCTTGCGGTTGATGGCCCAGCGGGCGTCGGCGGCCTCCTGGGCGGTCAGCTTGTCGAGCCTCTGCAGGCGCGCGACCTCCTCGAGGTCCATCTGGTACTGGTGCATCGGGTCGCCGAGCGATCGGTATTTCTCGGCCGAGGTGTTGAGTTCCTCGTTGAACTTCGCCAGTTCGCCGGCGGCCGCGGCTTCCTGATCAGCGGTGATCTCCTTCACCGCGGCGTAGTCGACGCCCTTCTGGGTTAACAGCGCCTGCGCGTCGGCGGCCTTCTTGTTGCCCTCGGCAATTTTGATCTGCATCTCGCGGATCTTGATCCCGAGCTCTTCCATCTTCGCCGCGAGCTCGGCCGCTTGCTTCTTCTCCTCGTCGTTGGCCTCGCGGAAAAACCTCTTTGAGTCGACCAGGGTGAAGGCGTCGAGGCCGATGCCACCCTTGAACTCCTGCGTAGTGTGGCGCCCGAGCAGCTCGGCCCGCTGCTTCTCCATGTCGGCCATCTGCGCCTGCAGCGTGCCCAACTGCTGCGGCTGGGTCTGGTTGAGGGCGATCAGGCGGCGGGTCGCCTCGAGCTGGCGCTCAATCGAGTCGGAGATGCTCTTCGCCGCCTCGGCCGCCTCCTTGTAGTGGTCGACGATCTTCTCCGAAATCTTCTCGGCGACGGCCATGCCGGACCCGATCCCGAGGCCCTGCAGGATGTCGTAGCCGAAGTGACGCGCGGAAAATTTGTGCTCCAGCCGCTTCACGAGGCCGTCGACCGTGCCCTCGATCTGCGAGGCATGGTTTTGCGACTCGCGGTCCGCCCGCTTGAACTCCGAGACAAACTGTTCCGCGTTGGCGGTAACGGTCGCGTGCAGGCCGCCGATGGATTTTGAAGGCATGGTCAGGAGGTGAGGCGGGCCCGGGCTTGGTTGATGCCGCGGTCGATCCCGTCGAGGAGGGCGGTGGCGCAGGCGCCCTCGGCTTCCGCGACGGCCGGGCGCATGAAAGGCTTGGGCGAGACGAACCCGAGCGGGACGGTGTTCCGCCTCCGCAGGGACGCTCCCTTGCTGGACTTCACTGTCAGGTGCCCGAACTCCACGAGGTGCGCGTAGTTGGCCGGCTTGTCCGCGCCGCGGCTGTCGGTCCCCTTCTTGATCCGCTTGCCGTTCTGGTAGGAGCCGCGGTCCGGGCCGATGATCGCCATGGCGAACGGCCGGCGCTTCCCGCCCACGACCTTGTGGTTGATGCTGAGCCGCAGGGCGCCCGTCCTGACCGTCACCAGCCGCTTTGCCGCGCGTTCGATGGGCTTGGCCGCTGCCTCCACTGCCTCGGACAGGATCGTCGACTGCAGGGCCTCTGGCAGGCCGCGCAGGACCTCCGAGATCTTCCCCATGCCGGTCAGGGGTTTCTTGAAGAATGCAGAATTAGCCATGGTGGGCGGCGAGATATTGGGCGAGGGCCTCGGCGTCGTTTTCTTCGGTGGATTCGCTATCGGGATCGGGAGGGAGGAAGGAGTTCGGATCGCCCCCGGCCTGCAGGGCCATGAGCCCGGCAAACCGGGAGGACTCGAGCCGCTGCCGCTTGCGCCAGGCCCGCAGCAGGGCCTCGTGCTGGGCGGGGGTGAGGGACCAGAAGTCGATCAGCCCGGTGCCGAGTCCGAGTTGGACGACGGCGAAGGCCCACTCGGCGAGGAGGCAATCTCGGGCTCGCTTTTTTTTTGGGGGAAGGCCTGATCGATCATGGCCGTGATCACTTTCAAGCCGGCGAGCTGCTGCTCCGCCGTCTTGAAGTGCTCGGCCAGATCCTCCGGCTCGATAAATTCGTGGTCGCGCTCCACCAGGGCCGCCCAGATCAGGGCGCAGAGCACGTAGAGGCGGTTGCGGCTCTTCTGCAGACCGCCGAAGGTGGCCGGCCGGGGGAGTGAGGCGTTGCGCGCTTGGGCGCGCATCGTCCATTTCACTTCCCTCGGCCGGTCGAGCTTGACCAGAATCGGCGTAGCGTTGGGGTCCATGGGGCGGGTGGTTTACTGCGCGTAGGTGGTGGCGCCGCCGAGACCCTCGATGCTGATCTGCGCGACCAGCTTGCCGTTGACCGGGATCGGGATCCCGAACCGCTTCACGCGGCACGCCCAGGTGAACTTCGAGTTCGTCGAGTTCGTCAGGATCAGCTGCGCGTAGTTGGAGGCGCCCGAGAACTGCGCGGCGCGGAGGGCCTCGTGGACCGTGTCGTTCGGGTCCAGCACGATCTCGCCCTCGAGGCTTGGCGGGTTCTGGAACCCGGGATCGAGCTTGTCGAGGATGCCGGTCGTGTTGTCGTGGGTCGTCGTGTCGAGCGTGGAGACGCGCTCGCCCGGGTCGAAGGTGGAGTCGCCGAGCTGACCGACGACGGCGGTCGGCGGATTGCTCGCGCCGAATTTGAGGGTCGAACCCTTGGTCTTGTATTTCATGGTGTTTGAATGGTTGGTTGCTGCGGATCTACGTGGCCGAAATCACTTGGCGACCGTGGCCCGGAGGTTGCCGAGGACCATCTGGGTCGCGCTGATCGCGACGCCGACAACGCCGACGTACCAGCCGGAGGCCGCGTCCGCGACGGGTGCGATCGCGCCGGCGGTCCCGGAGAGGATCAGGACGTCGCCGGCCGCGACGGCCGCGAGTCCGTGGGTGAATGCCGGGTCGGACGTGGCGACGACCGCGGGCTGACCGGCCGCGCCGCCGTTGACCGCGATGCCGACGAAGGCGGCGGTGAGGGCCGAGGCGTTGGCGTCAGCCAGCTGCCAGGTCAGGTTCGCGTCCAGGTAGACGACCTGGCCGGCGGTGATCGACGCGCCGAAGTTGTACTGCTTGATCAGGGTGGCGCCGGCCGACGGGACGACGCTGGCGGCGGTGAGTGTTTTGTCTGCCATGGTGAGGAGTGGTTGTTGGTTGCTGATTACGCGTCTGGGTCATTCCAGACCTGAAAGTCGGCGCAGCGCCCGAAGCAGTTCGCCTGCTCGGCGCGCGGCAGGTCGCGCTCGTCGAGCATGATCGACCCGAGGTTCGAGTTCTCGAGGGCGAGGCGGGCCTGATAGATGATCTGCTGCGCGGCCAGCGAGCTCTGAGCGAGGGCGGTCAACTGGTAGCGGCAGCCGTCCAGGCGCGCGGCCGGGCCCTCGTCGTGCGTCGCCTCGGACACGTTCGAGACCGACTGGTAGACGAGCATCGGCTGGTCCGCGCCCTGCGGCGCCTCGACCGGGTAGATGCGGTCGAAGACCAGTGCGGTCAGCCCGGCATGGACCGAGAGGACTGCATAGACGGCTTGGTCTGCGGTGGTGGCCATGGGTCAGTTGGTCGAGCGGCGGTCCTCGGCGCGGCGCTCGCGGCTCATGGCTTTCAAGTCGCCTCGGATCTCGAGGAGGATGTCGTGATCGATGGCTCGGAGGCCGTCGGACTCCTTGAACTTCTGGTCGACCGTATCGAGGCGCTTCTCGTGGGTGGTCACCTGCGAGGCGAGGCTCTCGTTCGCGAACTTGAGCGAGAACCACGCGCCGGCGAGGGCGAACGTGATCGCGAGGAGCCAGGCGAGCGTGCGCTGGTTCGTCTTCACTTTGCCGCCCTCGTCAATCACGAGGCCGGGGTTGGTCTTGTCGTCGGTCGCGGTTGCCATGGTGGTCAGTGGGTTGCCGGCGGACGGCCCATGCGGCGCCATTCCGCCATGATCAGAAAATGCTCGAGGGTCTGGGAGGTGATCCGGAACGACCCGTTGTCGGCCGGCGCGAAGCCCTGCTCGGGATCCAACGCCGGGAGGAACTTGGTGCCGTAGAGTTTGACGAGCTCGGCGTAGCGTTCCCGAAAGTGCGCGGTGACGATCGCGCCGCCGGGCTCGAGCTGCAGGATGCCACTGGTGGCCGCCCCGCCATCGAAGGAGGCGTTCTGGGCGTGCACCTGGCTCTGCACCACGGTCCCGCAGCCGGTCGACCAGAAGGCAAGGAAGACCACGAGGCCGAGCAGCGCGGCCCCGCCCGCCACCTTGAGGCGGCGGCCGAGGCGCAGGCGGCGGCACGTTGGGCAGTTGCACTTCATTCGGAGGCGAGCTTGCGGATCTGGTCGAGGTTGCCCGAGCTCACGGCCTGCCCGGCCTCGTCCTTGATCTTCTGGTCGACGGCGGCGTCGGCGTTGGCCTTAATCTCGGGCGCGTTGAGCGCGGCGTCGCGCTGCCGCACGAGGCCAAGACCCTCGGCGAGGGCCCGGAACAGGCTGGAAAGCAGCGCGAGCGGGTTCACGGGTGGGAGGCCTTCCAGACGGTGAGGCCGTCACGCAGGCCGGCGGAGAACGACAGGAGGATGGTCTGGACGCCGGGATCGGTGGAGACCGCCACCTTCACGCCGAACTGCTGCTGGTACTGGCTGACGGCGATCGCGAGGGCGTTGGCGAGCAGAGCCTGAATGTCCGGCTCGAGGCCGAGGGCGGCCTTGCGGTCGAGGGCGGAGATGGCCGCCGCGATCGAGTCCGGGGTCAGCGTGCCGCTGCCGAGGATCACGGGGATCGCGTCGGCCACGATGGCGACGGCACCGGCGTAGCCCGGATTGCGGTTGAGGACGAGCGGGACCGCGCCCTGTGCGATCGGCTGGATCAGGCTCGCGGCAAAGTCGGCGGTCGACTGCTTTACGACGGGCGTCGGCGCGGTGCCGTTCGTCGACGGGGATACGCAGGCGGAGAGGAGCAACGCGCAGAGCGCGGCAAGACTGAGGGTCGATAGTCTGAGGGTGGAGTTTTTCATGGCTGGGAAACGGGGGTGGAGGGCGAGGCGACGAGGATCGGCGGCAGCTGGTGCGAGCCGATGTAGATCATGCCCTGCTTCACGGCGCCGAGGGCGCCGCCGGCGAGCATCATGGCGAGGAACGGGCTGACGGAGCCGGGCGCCACCTGGGCGGGTTCCACGGCGGAGATGCCGGTGCCGATGATCGCGCCGTGCGCGAAACCCTCGACCGCTTCGCCGAGGATGGACCAGGCCCAGAGGATGAGGCCGATGACGTTGAGTTTCATGGGAGGTTCAGGTGAAGGCGACGCGGTTCCGGCGCAGGAGCAGGAACAACTCGATGAAGAGGGGATGCCACCAGGCTCGGGGATCCGGCGGGACGAAGACGTAGGGCCCCGAGCCCGGGACCATTTCCGGCGCGTCGGCCTGAACGCAGCGGACCCGGATCGGGGTCGTGCGGTCTGCGCGCCAGAGGTTCAGCTTGCCCGAGGATTTCCCGCGCGGAAATTGGTCGGAGTAGTTTCCGAAGTCGACGTCGCACTCCTTGCCCGAGCCCTCGACCAGGCCGGTGAGCTCGGCCCGGCTCGCGCCCTTGCAGGTGAACCCGTACTTGCTGCCCGTGAGGATCCACTTCTCGGCGGAAAGATTCACCTGGGAGCGGTCATTGATGTCAGCGGCGTTCTCGGATCCCGCGTGGACGGTTCCAAACTGGCCCTCGAAGTCCTGCAGCTGGGTCGTGAACTTGAGCGGCGCCGAGCCGCTCGAATCTTGGCCGCAGGTCGTGCCACGCTCGTCGACGCGGACGCCGTTGTCCCGCGGGCCAATCCAGGAGCGGAGATAGAGGTCTGGCGTGCCGTCGGTGTTCATTTGAACGTGGCCTTTCCGCCGATCTTGGCCTTGCCGCCGGCGATGCCCGGCGAGCCGACGTCGGTATTGAGGGAATCCGGGTAGGCGATCTCGGAGAAGCCGCCCGGAGCGGAGAGAAAGTAGTGCGTGTTGAGGACATACATGCCTGTGATGTCCTCGAGCGCGGCGTTCGGGTTGTTCGGTGCGCCGACCACGGTCGGGGATCCGCCGTTGATGGTGTTGCCCCAGACGTAGTCCGGCTCGACGACCTCCGTCCCGCTCGAGGCGCCATGGCCGATCTGCTGAAACCCGAGCGACCGGCTGCCGTGGTGGTCGATGGCGGTCTTGACGATCTGGTTCGCGCTGGCGCCGTTCGAGAAGTTGATCGTGTTCAGGCCGAACCGGCACGAGCCGCCGCGGTGGTAGTAGATGAAGTCGATCGCGTCGTTCGTGTCGTAGGTGAATGTGTTGTGCAGGATCTCGTCCTGCAGAGTGGACGACGGGGCGGAGTCGGCGCCGTGCGCCACGATCACCGTGTTGTGAAATCGGTTGTACCGGATCAGCCGGCGGACCCCGTAGTACGCCGAATCGATCGCCGGGTTTCCCTCGACGGTGTTGCCCGATGCGACGTCAAAATCGTTGTTCTCGATCCGGATCGTCTGGTTCGTGCCCCAGGTCATGGAGCCCGCCCACTGGCCAAGATCGCTCGCCCCGCTGCCGGTGGTGCCCGCCCAGCAGTAAATGCCGTCATTGGAAAGGGTGCCGGAGTTCGCGGTGTAGAAATAGTTCTGGTCGACGAGGCCATCGATGAATCCCGATGAGCGGCGGTCCGGCCAGACGATGCCGAGCATCGGACCCTTGCTGCCAGAGTCGCCGCCAGCGTCCTCGAATCGGCAGTGGTGGATGCGGAAACCGTTGTGCACGTCGCCGGCTCCATTCGTGTCGAAGTTGACCCAGCCAGTACCAAAGCCGGCGCCGGAAGCAGCCTTGAAGATGAAGCCGGAGATTTCGGTGTACTTGCCGTTCGTGACGATCAGTTCGAGTGCGCTGCCGCCCGTGGAGAAGTTCCCGGTCAGTGTCGTCTTGTTGGCCCAGCCCCCGGCACTGCGGATGCGAACGGAGTGGACAAAGGTCGATGACATCACGACCGCGCTGGTCCATGTGTACGAGCCGGCGGCTGAACCGATGGTGATTTCCCAGCCGTCCTGGTTCTTGCCGTCAACGTAGTCGAACGCCGCTTGCGTGTCCGACTGTGAACCATCGGAGGAAATGGTCTTCGCCCCGTCGTTCGCCGAGTAGCCGAACGCGAGGACGGGAAGCAGGAAAAGAGCGAGGAGGATGCGCTTCATGTTACTGGACCCACATGCCAAGGCCCCACGTCTGGTTTGAGTAGGTGGCATAGGCCGCATCGAGGGTAGCAGGTGGCCACGTTCCAACGGTGTCGCCCTGAAGGTAGGACGTGATTCCGCTGTCGGCGTGTCCTCCTATCTGGACCGCACCGGAGTCGACCACGCACGCAACCTGGTACGTGCCGGCGCTTACGGTGGCAGGCGTCGAGAGCGTCGCCTCGAACCAGCCAGTTCCGGTGACGCTCACGGTCCCGGTTGCACCGGAAATCAACGCCTGCCCGGAGTAGAGTCCGAGATACGCAGTCGTGGTCGAGTAGTAGGTCCAGCAGTAGACGCGGACCTTGGTGCACGTGCCACCGGAGGCAACGGTCACGTTCGACCAGACGACGTTCGAGGAAATGTTGTACCCCGTGTCGACGGTGCTGCCGGCGTTGTACCAGACGTTCGGGCCGGCCGCGGAGCTGATCTTTGGCACCCAGCGGCGCGCGCCAAGATCGCCAGTGAGACAGACGATAATCAGGAGCGATGCGATTAGGCGTTTCATGGCTCAGGAGTCCGAACCAGCGGACAGGCAGACCCATTTCGACAGGGCACCGTCCCACTCGAAATAGACGTGCAGCGCCTTGGTCGTGGTGGTGGTCGTCGGGAGAGCGGTCGGGCCGGCGACGAAAGAGGCGCCCCAGGTGATCGCCCGCGCGGCCGTCCCGGTGATCCGGTACTCCAACTGCTGGAACTCGGTCGGCGTCCCGGAGAGGTTCGTCGTCATCGAGGTGATGTCGACGGCGAGACCCGTGATGTTCACACAGTCACCGTTGTCGGTGTTGACCGTCGGCGTCGCTCCACTGCCGATGGACGTGATGCGAGGCGTGATGCGTTTGTTGGTCAGGGTGTTCGTGCCCGAGACGGTATCGACGGTCACGCCCTCAACCGAAATCTGCCCGGCCGAAACGCGCGCGATCGTGGTGTCGCTCGCCGCGCCGAGTTCGATCGTGCCGACGGTGGCCGAGTTGGTCGTACCGATGGAGAACGCGCCACCACCAGTGATGGTGCCGCCGGCGTTGATGTTGCCGCCACCGATGCCGACCGAGGTGGCGGAGGTGCCAAGAGTCGTGGCGACGATCAGGCCGCCCGTGATGGACGAGGAGGCCGATGTGCTGTCCACGATGCCGAGCGTATGGCCGCGCGTAAAGATCGCGTTGGTGCCCGCGACCGGCGGCGTCAGGTACATGTTGAATACGTCCGTGAAGGTCTGCGAGGCCGAGGCGCTTGCGTAGGTCGGGCCGGGAAAGAAGATTTCCCGCTGCAAGGCGACGGTGCCCGTGGTCGCCCAGGTGCGCGTGCCGGTGACGCCCTGAATGCCGGGAGACTCCGTCGAGGCGGTCCGGCCCGTGTCGGTCGGGATCGTGTACTTGATGTACGGCAAAACACCGGAGGTGCGCGCCGTGTTGGTGATCGTCAGGGCGGTCGTCGCAGCGGCGCCGTTGATCGTGACGGCGTTGTTGTGCGTCGTTGCGCCCGTGAAGGTCTGCGTGCCGCCGACGGTCAGAGTGCCGCCGGTATTGATGTTGCCGTTGCCGATGCCGGTCGAGGTCGCCGTCGTGCCGAGCGCAGCCGCAACCACCAGCCCGCCCGTGACCGAGGACGCAGCCGAGGTCGCGTCGACGATCTGGAGCGAATGGCCGCGGGTAAAGACCGCGTTGGTGCCGGCGATGGGCGGCGTGATCGCCACCGTCGAAATGTCCGTGAAGGTCTGCGAGGCCGAGGCCGAGGCATAGGTCTTACCGCGGAAAAAGATTTCCCGCTGGTTGGCGACAGTGCCGGTTGTGGCCCAGGTACGGGTAGCCGTGCCGAAATCGACGCCGATGGACTCGGTGGCAGCGGTCTGTCCGGTATCCGCTGGCGTGTTGACCACGAGGTAGGAAGCCACGCCGGACGACCGGGCGTCCGGCGTAAAGGTGTTCACTCCGGTCCACGTCTGCGAAATCCCCAGGCCGCCGATGGTCGTCGAGGAGCCGGGTCCTGTGAGCGTCGTTCCGTCGGTACCAGCGAGCGTAAGGCTATTGCTAACCGTGAGTGTCTTGCCGGACGCGATTGCCGCAGTGCCGGCCGAGAGGAGAACGTTGCCCGAACCGTTCGACGCGACGAAGCTGATCGTCGACGGGTCCGAGGTGCCCGTGTTGAGCAGGAATCCGGTCGCCGGAGCCGCCGGCAGGGTCATCATGAAGGGCGTCGAGACGGTGGCCGGCGCCATGAAGCCCACACTCGTGGCGGGCGCGGTCGTGGCCGTTCCCTGCGTGAATGCCGCGTAGCCGCCGACGCTGCCGCCGGCGCCGGTCGTGATGCTGCCTGGCGTCGAAATGTTTCCGCTTGCGTCCAGGGTGGCGGTCGCCGATGGCGTCTGGAGAGTCGTCGTGCCGCCGCCGGTCACGAGAGCGGTCGAGGTCAGGGACCCCGATGCGACTACGGTCACCGTGCCTGACCCGCCGGGCGTGGCCCAGGTGCCGTCACCGCGCCAGAAGGTCGAACTCGAGGCCGAAGTGCCGGAGTTCAGCTTCGACACGGGCAGATTCCCCGTGACGTCGTTCGCGAGGTCCACGGCGGCCCATGTCGGGAGCCCTGCCGCGTTGCCGTGCAGGACGGTCGTGGTCGTCCCGAGTGATGCCAACACCTTCGAGTCGGTCGTGCCGTTGCCCACCATCACGGCAGAGGCGGTGAGGCTGCCCGCGGTGGCGGTCACGGTGCCGGAGCCGCCGGGCGTGGCCCAGGTGCCGTCACCCCGCCAGAAGGTGGACCCGCTCGCAGACGTGCCGCTGTTCATCTGACTGACGGCAATGTTCCCGGAGAGATTCGAGAACGCCGGCTGCGCCTTGCTGATCACGCCGGCCGCCGAAATGGCGGTCAGGAAATTGTTGCTCGCCCCGGTGTCGGCCACGACGGTCGTGCCGACCGTGCCGGCGGAGTTCTTGTCGTGGAAGCGGAGGTCCGTTGAGTCGGTGAAGATCGAGACCTTGCCGGCCGCCGGGGAGCCCGGGGCGGCGATGTTGGTGGCAAGGATCGATCCGGCCATCGTCGTGCCGGTCGGGATGTTCCCGAGGGTCGAGGTTCCGGTGACGTTGCCGCTTCCGTTGAACGAGGCTGACGTCCAGGTGACGTCCCCCGTCATGCCGATCGTGCGGCCGGTGGTGAGCGTGGCCGCGCTGCCGGTGGTGTTCTGGTTCAGCGTCGGGAAGTCGCCGGCGACCGCAATTGACGGGGCGCCTGTGCCGGTCGTGTTTTTCAAGATGCCCGTGCCAAGTCCGGAGAGCGTGACGCCGTTGATCTTCGTGACGGTGGCCGACAGCGCGCCGGTGCTGCCGCTCGCGGTCACGTCGCCTGTGATGCTGATCGTCTGGTCGCCGGTGTTCGTGCCGCTCGAGGTCCCCGAATGAGAGCCCGAGAACGTCCCGCTCTGCGTGGCGAGCGAACCCAGCCCGAGGTTGCCGCGCGCGGTGGCGGCGTCGGCGAGATCCGAAAGGTTGCTGGCCGCAGCGAGCTTGAGCCCGAGCGCCGTGTTGAGGTCGGTCTGGCTGGACAGGGTGCCGGTGATTGTGCCCCACGTGCCCGCCCCACCGGACTGCGCGACCCAGGATCGGACGCCGGACGTCGTGCTGCTGAGCACGTAGCCGCTCACGCCAGGATTGCCGAGCTTCGCCTCGAAGGCCTTGGGATCCAGCGCCCGTACACCATTCGTCTGGCCGTCGATGTAGATCTTGTCGTCGGCCGCCGGCGTGGTCGCGGCAGGCTTGTCTTTCAGGCGCACCTGGCCGAGGGCAAGGATCGGGACGAGGAAGAGGAAGGGGATCAGCTTTTTCATGGTCAGGAGGCGGCAATGGTGGATCCGGTCTCGTCGACGATCTGCTCGCCCGCCTCGTCGATGATGGTCATCTTCACCAGGCCGGGACTGATCGCCTGGCAGATGAGGTCCTGGTAGAACTTCCGGCCCAGTTCGACCGGCGGAGAAATCACCTCGAAGAACGAGGTCCCGAAGAGGACCCGCCATTCGGCGGTGATGTCCGAGCGGTAGCGGATCCGAAAGGTGCAGGTGTCGAGGCCCAGCTTCTGCGAGGCCTGCTGGATCTCGCGGCCGGGCGTCGCCTGAAATCCCGCCCACACGGCGGCGATGACGTTCCAGTTCATCACGACCCCGCCGGTCGAATCGCGGGACTTGATCGGTTTCAGCAGCGTGATCCGCCGGTCCAGCTTTCCCGGATCGTTGAAACTGCGGTCTTTCCTCGAAGAGTAGCGGGCGAGCAGCATGGGGGTCAGCCGATGTTTGTGACGCGGTGCATTTCGATCAGGCTGTCGAGGTGCAGCGGCATGTGCGCCGAGCCGTCCGGATCGATGGGAAGCCGGTTCTCGTACCAGTGGGCGGCGAGGAAGAGCAGGGCGGCGCGAATCTCCTCCGGCACGTTGGAGGCCGCGGCGCCGAAACCTGCGCTGAATTGGATTTGCAGGGCGCCCGGATAGCTGCCCACGTCAGGCCAATCGGCGCCCTCGTTCAGCCAAAGCCGCCCGAAGGCGCCCGACGTTCCCACGCTGCCGACCGTGTAGTTGGCCGGGTCGAAGGTGGCAAGGGCGCCCGCGGAATCCAGGTACTTGAATAACGTGACCTCCTTGAGCGGTGCACGCGGGAAAATGATCTGGCGCCCGGCCGCTTGGCCCGTGAAACGGGACATGCTGGGCGCCAGTCCGTACTCGAGGCCATACTGCCCCGTCCGGATCGGCAGGTCGTCGAAGGTCACCTGCCAGACCTGGGTGATCAGGGAAAGCCCCGTGATCCGCTCGAAGTAGCGCCGCGCCGATTTCAGGCAGAGCGTGACGAAGGCCGCATCGGCCGGAGGGTCGTCCAGCTTGAGCGCCTCCAGAACCTCAGCATCCGCCACGGTCCAGACCTCGACGGCCGGAGGCGTCACGAGCGTGAGCCGTGGCGGATCGACCGTTGCTGGACCGCGGAAGATGGTGTTGAGGTTCATGGCGGGGCGGGATCACTTGGCGTCCGGAACCACCGGCCGGCGGCGCCGGGGCCTGGTGGAGAGCACGGCGCTCTCCGCCGCCGGCGCCGCCTCGGCGGCCTCTTTCTGGGCGGACTCCTCGCCCTTCGGCGCAGCCTCCGGAGCGACGTCCGGGGCCTCGCAGCCCACGGCAAACCCGTTCGACAGAAGGTCGTCGAGCTGGTCTGCCGTGAGCGAGGCAACGGGGTGCTTGGCGCCGGCCTCGAGGTGCAGACCGCGGCAGTGCACCGTCTGCCGGATCTGGATGTGCGTTGCGGTGGTCTTCATGGCGGGAGGATCACGAACTCATTACGGTGCGCCCGCCGACCAAGTCGCAGCTGGCCGCAAAGGCCGGGCCGCCGGTTCCGCCAATCGTGTCGTAGACCCGGACGACGACGCCCTGGATGGTGTCGGCATCGATCAGCGCCGCCTCGTTGACAGTGACCGTGTCGCTCGCTCCCGTTTGGGAGAGCCCCGGCACGTCGGCGAAGTTGTACTGGTCGACATAGACCTCGAACGATTCGGTCGCGGTGACCGCCGCCCAGGTCGTGTTGTTGTAGGTCTCGACCGTGCCGCCAGAGGCGACCGTGAGGGACCGCCAATAGATGCAGTTCGTCGAGTCGGCGGTGTAGTCGCACGACAGGACGAGGTGGTAGATCGTGGCGTCGGTCAGGTCGACGGGGTTGGCGAACGTGAAGACGACCCAGCCGTAGGCGGCCGGAACCGCGCTGCAGAGGACCGTCCCGGCGGTGCCGTTCTGGACCGCTGTGCCCGAGGGCGCGCCGGCGTTGTTGGTCTGGATCGCGAGCGTGAGCTTCTTGCCCGCGGTGATCGTCCCGGGGTTCTTGAGCCGCAGGGCGACCCGCTTCACGCTGCGCGTGCCGCTCTGCGTGAACTTGAGGCCGAGGCGCACGTTGGTCGTCGCGCCCGAGTTGAGCTTGTTGTCGGTCGCGCCGGCGGTGGACTGCTCCAGGCCTCGCGACAGGATGTCGGAAGTCTGGATCTTCCGCGCATGCGTCGGCGTAGATCCGGCCGTGTTCCGCGAGGCGAAAAGGAACTGGACCTTCCCCGCGTAGGCCGAGATGTCGACGTCCTGACCGCCCCCGGTCGCGGAGATCGATTGGCTCGGCGAAATGTTGGTGTATTTCATGGTGATGGTGCGATTCGGTTTGGGTGTTCCAATTAGCCGCCGCGCCGGGATGGGACCGGCGCGGCGGAATCAATAGGATCGCGCCGGCCTTACGGGGCGTTGATGTCAATGCACTTCGCGAAGGACTTCGGGCGCACGATGCCGCCGTCGTAGTAGACGGAAGCCGACAGGCGATAGAGGCCCTGGATGCCGATCGTCGCGTCGCGCAGGAGCTCGAGGTTGATGCCGCTCCAGAACCCGGCATAGAAGTCCTGCCAGTTCGCGAAGATGATCGGCGAGAGGATGCCCGAGCTGGCGCCCTTGGAGAGGGTCGCCGGCACGCTGTTCGTCTCGAGGACCGGGAAGCCGGCCACGCGCATGACGGCGGGGTCGTCGATAATCATCCGAGAATCGGTCGAAACCGTGTCCGACGGGGTCGCGAGACCGCGCTTCGTCTCGAAGGCCTGGCCGACGACCTGCGAGTTCGTGAGATAGGCGAGCCGGCCGCGGAGGGCGTTGTTCGCGGCGACCTTGGTCCGCAAGCGGGTCCAGTCGCGGTAGACCTGGGCGGAGCCGTCGGCGTTCGTGCCGTTGGCGGTGGCGCCGCCGGCGTAGACCGTCGAGAGCGTGTAGGCGGCGGACAGAATGCCCGACGGCTGGCTCGAGCCGCCCGAGCCGTTGATCCACATGTTCTGGACCTCGGCCGCGAGCTGCGCGGTGATGTTGTTGCGGACGACCGTCTCGATCGCCTGCGAGGACTGC